AAATCGTGCGCTAGCTTATTGCGTGCACGTGTGATGAGGCTTTCGTTCATCATCATGCTGTAATACATGTCGATGTTGTTTTGCTTAAACACCTCAGGCATAGCCGCCAAGTTGATAGCATACGTGCCAAGGCACACGCCACCATACATTGGAGTTGCTACGAAGAGGTTGGGTTTTTTCTGTACTTGTGCCATGGTAATTTTCCTTTAAAGTGTTCGTTTAATGCTTTGTTGCCAACGTCGTAAGCGTTCTCTAATTCTTTGCGAACGCGGTAGTTTACTGTGTGCTCGCCGGTGCATTCAAAGTACGGCACCTGCTTGGATAGTTTCTCATAAAACAATCGGTCCTGATAATACACTTGACCAAAAAAGTAATGAGATACTTGCGCTAGATACTTTGTCTTAAAGCAGTAACAGTTAGTATCTACAAAACAGCTGTCCTTTGAAAAGATGGATGGCCAGCGTCCAAGGCTTTCGCAGTCATCGGGCGCGATGTATTTACCATCACCGCTTACAATGTTTCGCAAACTGTAGCACCACGCCAAGTCGTGCTCCTTGATGAAATTAATCATTGTTTCAACATGGTTGGGTTCAAACCAATTATCTTCGTCTAAAAACAAAACATAGTCCGCATTAGTCATCATTGGCAACGCTGCGTAGTATCTGTGCCCATTCCAGCCCTCGCTACCAATATTCTCAGGCCATACAATATGCCTTCCATTCGGATACATATCAAATGGATGATCAAGACGCCCATCACATACGATCCAATGCTCAGTATCAATGGTTTGATTTTTTACGCTATCAATCGCCTGTTGCAGATGTTTTGTGCCTATTGTGGGAGTTATTACTACGGCTCTCATGCTTTTTCATCCTCAATCTTGGCATAGCTGTCTATTCTAGCTGGTCTTTCTTCCCAGGAATCTTGCTTTCCGTAATCACCTCTACTCATACGGAGCCGTTCTCTATCTCTAAATTCAGGCTCTATTTGCCACCAAGCAATAGATGCTTCCTTGTATTCAAGCCATTCATCATTACGCTCAAATAATGGGTGCCCCATGCCCTCTATATCTACTGTGGATTGAACATCTGCCAAACGAATCCAAGATCCTTTGTTTTTGTTTGATCGGGGAACCAATCCTACTTTATCCCTAGCCCTTATAAACCGAGCATACGCTTTCTTTTGCTCGTCTGTTAAATCAATCATTCTTCACGCTCCTCTAAAAACTTTTCTTGGTTGATGTGGTCTAAAGATACTGGCTCTCTACTGATGTAGCCCTTTAATTGGTGAATTTTGGATTCAGGGAGATCCATCAATACGGAGAGTTCTGCGGTTTTGGGTTTACGACCCAACACCTGAGATAGGGCTCTCTCGTTGTAGTTCAACTTTTTTACGGCTTCCATTATGTTTACAGGCAATCGTATTAGATTGGCAGTATTGTCGAGTTCTCTCCTTACGCCCTTTTCTATGAATGATTTAGCGTATGTCGCAAACTTGGCATTATTAGTGGGAATCCACCTACGACCAGCAGTAAACAAGGCTTCATTACCCATAGCGATAATATCTTCTACGGGGACTTTGCCATGATGCCATGCCGTCATTTTACGGACAACATATACTACGAACCGAAGATTATGGGTAATCAGCTTTTCTAAGGCTTGTTCATCACCCGCCTGAATCTTTTTGGCTAGGTCGTGTTCTTCCTTGATTGATAGTGGCTCAATCCCATAAAGGGATTGTAGGTAGTCGCTGAGTATATCGTTATCGTTGTTCATTCGTGGTGGCTATTTTGGTGGGTCATTAAACTAATCCCTAGCAGAACACACCCTACTAAAGCCCACGAAAAGCCATTGGTGTGCAATTCATACAATGACACACCAAATATAAACATTCCCAGAATCATGTAGAAAACTCCTTTTTTGTAATTATACCACACCTTGTTTAAACTAACGCAGCACCAAGCAGTTTAAACGCAGCCTGATAATTAAAATTTTTTGGCTTCCGCTTTGGCTTTGGTGGCTCTTTCCACACCAATGCCCCAAAATCATCATACTTATTCAATGACATAGAACACCCTATCTGACACTTTTTGACCCACACCTTTCACCTGTTCGCCATCATCTACAATCTGCAAGACTGCTATCTTATCAACTATCCATTTAGGAATATCGACATTGTTTAAACAACGCGTTGAGATAAAATTTTTTTTCTTACGGGCTAATGTAAAATCGGACAACTCAATCTCGTCATTGTCTAATAGTTTGACCCGCCAAATCTGTTCTAGCGGGGTGCATAGGTCGTTGGCAATCATCATCATATACTCTTTGGGGTCTATGACTGTGTTCGGATTTTCCATAATGACTTCATCAACTCTAGCCATTGATATGCTACTTTGGTTCATGGTTTAAACACCTCTTATTATATCAGCAACTTCTTTGGTTATGGGTATGACCCTATCAGTAGCGGACAGGTAGTGTTGATGTGGACTGTTAAACCAAAAAACATGGAAACTTCGGGGCGGGCTTTCGTCAAACTTTAGCCATGTAGGTAGATCGTAGGCAACTCCGACCCACCCCTTAGTTTTATGCAACAGGTATGTATATTTCGTCAAACCATTACCCAATAAACATTGTCTTTATCTTTTAAGCCAATATCTTCAATGTAATCTTGCTCTGTCATAATATCTAAGACTGCCATCTTATCTGCTATGCCTTCGGGTAATTGGCTTCGATCTGCCACAATGGTATCTTGCTCGCCCTTCTTTTTGCGGTAGATTACCTTGTTAGGTCTAACCCATACCCCATACCACTCAGGGTCAAAATTGCGATACTTGGCTATGTTTTGCCTTTCCATTTTCAAAAATTCGAATGATTCCAATAATTGCTTATTGTCAGTTTGATAGCCCGAATCAATTAGTTTAAACATTTCCTCAATTAAGTAGTCGGGTGCGAAATTGGTTTTTTGGTTAATTAAAGTGTGGATTATGTTTTTCTTTTCGTTGATAGCATAACCAAATTTATTAAAATACCTTTCGTGAATATACTTCATGTCAGGTGTTTTAAGATTCTTAACGGCTATGCTTGTGGTTGATTTAATGTTCTTTGACCTACGCACATATTCAGGGGCTTCATAGCACCAACGACCATTTTCCATGCCAACATAGTTTACATAATACTCGCCATCTGTTAATTGACCGATAGCACCAATACAATACTCAAGGTCATCTGCTTGGTAAACTTCAAAGTAATTAAGATTGCGTGGCTCTACTCTGTGTTCGTCTTTTCTCTCCTTTAGTTTAAACACTAGGTCGCTTCGCTTCTTTTTAATCAACTCCATAAGATCAATAGCACCTTGCTTGATCTCCATGCCTTCATAAGTGGTTAGTATAAATTTGTCAGTCATATTTAAACCCATGTCCTATAACGATCTTTTGCTGGTGTGCCAAGTGGCACAGACTCTTTAATGAATGGCTTTGCCACTCTGTATAAATCTTTAATCATAAGGTCTTTTACATCACCCCTATACCATTGGTTTTTATGCTTGTATCTCTCAGCGATTGTGAACCAACTATCAGGCACATCTTCACCAACTTTGTTTAGCACATTACTACCAAATTCCTCAAGGGGGTTGCCATAAAAGTATGAGGTCTTATCAATCAATGGTGCGACCACATTGTAATACTCTAAAAATGGCTCAATAGACTTACGCAATTCTTTGGTCTGACTGCGGTCAAGGAAGTGTTTAAACTCTCTATGAACCACGACAGGTTTCCAATGCTTCTCACCACTTCTGCGTTGGAATGTAATATCGCCCTTTTCAATCGTGTAGTAGGTTGGCGGTGAATCAGAATTATCAACTTGCACATATTTACATGACTTGTGATTAGCCATGCTCAAACCAACAGGCAAATTGTAATTAAAGAAGTGATAAACAGATGATGAGCTAAATTCATAGGGTGCTAATCTGCCTCTGTTTTCATTATTCCATGTAGATTTTGGAGTGTGGACTGTAATGATCTCCCAATCACCTCGTTTAAACCAAGTTATTGACCGATTGTGATTACCCTCATCACGACCCCGCCATGCGTCATGGCTGATGTAATATTCATTGTCATTGACCATGAATACCCTTTCCCAATCCCTTCGCCTTTCACCAAGAGGGCGAACATTTTGGTCTTTGCGTTTACCACGCAAGGGCTTGACTGCTTCATACCTTGCTTTAATGGTGTCGAATGTAAAACGACCCCCATTATCATATTGCACCTCTTGAGGTGATCTTGTCCCATAACCATAACCCATTTAATTTACTCCCTTTTCTATATCAAAAACTGCTTGCCATTGTTTAAACACTTCGGGGTTTACTACTTGAAGCCAATCATATAAATGTAGTGGCGGGGAATCTTCATAACCAACTCTGTGATTATGTAGCCTTTCCTCAATCCATTCGTTGCGAATCCAATCCTCATCTGTCATGTTTAAACCTCGTCAATGTGGATTGTCTGACCAACAGGTGCGATTGCGTTTTTGTTATGCACAATACACCACAACACCTGACTAGACCAATTCCCGCCCCAATCGTTGCCTACATACCCATCAGTCAAAACGATTGCACACTCAGGCACAATGTTATGGTCTTTAAGATACTTGGTTATGCAAGATGGGCTTGTGCCACCCCCGCCTTTTGGCTTGGTTGATTGCTTCATTTTATCGGCTTCGTTTAAACCATATACTTCATGGCTTGCAACTTCATTATCCCAATAAAGTAAATCCACCAACTCAGGATTGACATTTTCCATAATGCTTGCAACTTCGCTAATAAATCGGTTAAGGATATACCCATCAATACTGCCTGATGTATCAATCGCCACAACTACCCGCCCCATTGTTTCACTAACAGTCGAGGGCATATAAACATCATGTTGTAGCCATCTGCGTGAGGGCTTCGCCCATGTGCTATCGTCTTTGCCTTTGCACACACTCGATACAAACTCCCTTAATGCTTCCTTCCAATTCACCTTAGCACTCATCAGGTCAGTAAAACTGCGGTCAATGCGACCATTCACCTTACCCGCTAGAATTGCACCTTGTCTAATGGCTTGGTCAATCTCGCTGGTTAGCTCTTTGATCTCATCAGGGGTCATGCCTTCTGCCCCTTCCCAATCATGCTCATCTAACCCGCTACCCTCGCCAATACCATACCCGCCCTCATCAGGGGGGTCGGGCAATAAATGGAACACTTGCCCCGAATCTAGCCCCCTAAACTTCTCATCAACTAACCCGCCTTTGGGTAAAGATACGAACCCATTGGATTGCTTGCCCTCATCAACTAATTCTAGGTTGATAACATAGTCGCAAGCCATGTTAGCCTTCTGCGGGTTGATCTTGTTTAAATGCTTCCATGTTGCCATGTGCCTATACATTTTATGCTTGGCTTCATGCAGTATCACACCCCGCAAATCAGAATCGTTTAAACTCTCTACAAACTTGCGACCATAATAAACATCACGACCATTGGTGCAAGCAGTAGGTAGATCGTCTTTGACTTTGCACTCGCCAATCATCAGAATACCCGAATATGCTACAAAATCAGGGGACTTCATTAAATCAATGTGGCACTTCTCAATTCTCTGTTCGGCAGTTAGAGCCATTTACTTTTTCCTTCCCTAAGTTTAAACAGTCTGCCTTGCGTTCTGCACCTAGCCGACTGCTATATGTTCGCTTCAATCTCTCAAACTGATAACGACCATCTACGACCATATTGCGACCAACTCCATACCTCTCGTCTGAGTGGTCAAGTGCGTATGCTTCCCATTCAAAGACCATACTAAACCTCTCTAACTGATACTGTGTCATTTTCTATGATTACCTTAGCCCTACCCTCGCCAATCATCTTAAAGCCTAACTGTTGCACTATGATGACCATTTTATATTCTGACATTTTATGCCTGAAATAAACTGCAAGGGTAGTGGCTAGGATAGCCCAAGCCAATAAAAACACTTCGCTATATTCCATGATGTTTAAACCCTTTCCCCTGTATCAATGATTTCGCAACTCAACTCATCAATCTCCATACAGTCGGGAATAGAATAAACAACTTCGTCTAACTTCTGCCATGCCTGTTCTTCCGAATCGGCTTCAACTGAGGTATAGATGATGGCTTCTTCTCTAAATGTATAGATGGTCATGTTTAAACTCTCCCAATTTCGCATAAGACTTCATAAAATTCATCTTCCAATTCTTGAATCTCATCTTCATCTAAATCAACATAACAAGGTGATAGGTCATATTCCCACCCGCTTCTATGTTCCTCATCACTATCATAGGTATATGTGGCTACGACTTTTTTGCCTTCTACATCTACTTCATATACTTTTTGATAGCCTATGTTTTCGTTGCTTAACAAAAGTGGGTTTTTAATTTTTGGCATGGTTTAAACACTCCTTATTAAGATTGTGCGAATAAGTAATTGTTAGCGGTAGCCCATTTAATAAATGCTTGGTTCGTGCCTACTGTTGCCTTTTTGCTGGTTCGCATTACTGATGTGGCAAATAGACCCTGTTGCTCTTTGCTAAGCCTTTCCAAATACTTCATAAACTTAGATATTGTATCCTTCTCAACTCGCTGGATTGCTGAATAGACCAACATACAAACTGCACTTGGGCTTTTTGGTATTGGTGTGGTTTCGGGCTTATCAATGATCGCTTCCCATTCGGGCAACTCATCACTTAATTGGATAATGCTCATCATGTCGTAGGTTGCCCTGTTGCCAATCGTGCCTTTTAGCGTGTGGGCTAATACATCATGCCCTAGACCCTTAGCCTTTTTGATAATGTCGCTTGCCTTGTTTAAACTGCGTGGTGTGCAAAATGCGGGGCGGGGTGTGCGAGGGTCATAGATATACTCGTTATCTTTGGGGTCTGAATAATCCTCAAAACTTGCTAACATTTGCGGAAATTGCTTAACACTTAATAGCACTTCGGGGGCTATGTCATGGTCAATCGCCCAATCAATCCATTGGTCTGCGGTTGGTTTACCTACCTTGACCACACTCATGCGGTTTCTAGCATGGGGTGGCAAAGTGTCCCCAATGCCTTCTGTTGCAAGGTTAGTGGTAGCGAATACAATAGAGCCTTCGGGTAATTCGTAAGTGCCTAGTTTTCTCTCTAACATCAATCTAAGACAAGCGTTCATAACTGCTTTGCTTGCCTTGCCGATCTCATCAAGCATTAAAACAATGGGCTTGTCAAAGTGAAAGCCAAATTCCTCATTGGGGATAAATGAACACACCTCAACACCATCAAGGGTGCGAATCTTTGGCACTAAAAAATCGCCTACATCTTTGGTTGTCATGTCCCCATAACAAAAGTGGTGGGTGGTGTTTAAACGATCTTGCAAAATCTTGAGAATGGAAGATTTACCTATCCCCATCTCGCCTTGTGCTAAGACTGTCGTTGTATCGCCTACTGCTTGAATCAGGTCGGCACATTGGGTTAATGATATTGTTTTATATAAATCTGACATTTAATTATCCTATTAGTTTATGGTGGTTTAATACTGCCCCTTTTCGGGGGCTTTAAAACTGTTTACATGGCTTCACCCATTGGTTGTAAGGGATTACTGCCCCCGCTTGTCTAGGCGGGTTTATGGTTCGCTTGCTGGTAGTTATATCTCCCATTGGTTAGCAAATTTTCAGTAAGTATATAGATCAGGGGCTAAACAAAAAACTAGGAATAACCCTACTAAAAGCAAAGCCACTAAATAATCATCTCTCGTCATGTTTAAACTCCCTAATCCAATCAATATAAACATCATTCAAACCTAGCCACTTAGCTAGTCGCTTGCGGTTGGGCTTGTCAATGGGGTAATTAAGCAATAACCCCCACTCACCCACTCTAACCAACTCAAAAAATTCAGGCTGGTTAGGTTTGCGGTATAACTTAATCACCCGCATTGTTTAAACTCCCCGCCCATCTTTGCCACACCAATTCGTCTTTAACTAATCTACGCATTAACTGACTAGAATTAAGGTCTAATTCTTTACAGTAATTGTCCCATCTTTGTTTTAATTCTAAATCTACAAAAACAGTCAAGTGTGTTCCTGTCGTATCGGTCTTTTCGGTTCGTGGTCTGCCCCTAGCCATGTTTAAACACCCCCTTGTTTAACTGCATATTCAAATAGAGCCATAACACCCGCTTTATAGCCTTGCACCCATAACAGGCGGTCATCATCTGATAGCGGAGAATTATCACCATACAAAGATTTTTCCCACTCGTAAAATGCTTCATTCGCTTTTTGGTCGGACATGGTTTAAACACTCTCCAAGTTTTTAATGTTGGTAATCATGCGGGAATGTGGCGGGTCAATAAATTGTATTGTTATCCACTCGCCATCAATCCGTTTTATCGTGGCTAATGCTTCGCCACACCATCTGACTTTATCGCCTATTGACATTGTTTAAACTCCTTGCCCGTTAAACAAATTGTCAAAATATGCTTGTGGTTTTTCGCTTGCGTGAACACCATCTAGCCACTTGTTAATGTGTCGGGTTGTGGTTTGCGACCACTTGCGATCTGTTTTGAAATAGTCATAGGTATGCTTATCAAAGCAAGCGACAGGGGTTGCGTAGCTAAACAATACCCTATGGTGTGGTGTTTCTACTAAGGTCATATTGCTTGCGATTTGATTAAGTTTGAATGATTGCATGGTGTTAGATTCTTTCTGCTCTAAGGCGGTGTAATGCGGTTAATGGTAGATTGTTTTTTAATGCCATCATCATTTTGGCATGATGTGGGCTAATGCCCTCGATCAATTCAAAGTTTGATGTGCCACGATAAAAGACTTTGTAATTTCTCAGCATGGTTTAAACATGGCGGGGGATTGCCCCGCACCCTTTCTATATGGTTGGTTTGCCTAGCATGAGTGCTAACTCGTTATAAACAGATTCCCTTGAGCCCTTGAGCCCCAATTCTTTCTTAATCAGGCTATACATGGTCATACCTCTAGTCATGCGTAGCCCCTTGATTTCAAGCCCTAACCCTTTCAAAAGGGTTAGGTATCTAAAGCGGGCAATATGGGCGGGATTAGTGATCATTGTCATGGTTTATTGCCCCTCAATCTCATAGCCATCTTCGGATATGCTCGAACAGTAATCAGAAAAGCCAACACGATAAGCGATAGGGTCTATGATTGATAATGCTCGGCTAGGTTGATATTGATACCCGCAAATTTCTGCCATTGGGTAGCAATCATCTAGCATATCGTTATACAGATTGAGGGCTTCGGATTCGGTGATATAAATAGTTTGCATGGTGTTGCCTTTCGTTTAGTTTAAACATGGCGGGGTTGCCCCCGCCTGTTGGTTAGTCAATAAATGATTCTGTATATTGGGTGATCTTGCGGATTCTGATTCTATGTTTAGCGGGTGTGCTAGACACCAAGCCCCCATAAGTTTTATCGCCCTCTAATTCCTCACTTAACCTTTTCTTAGCATATTCTTGGGCTTCGGAATCAGTCAAAAGTTTGCTACCTGAAAACATACCTCGCCATTCGTTATTAGTATGTTTAGATTTGAATTGATGGGTGAACATAAATAAATGCTTTTCCATAATGTGCCTTTCGTGTGGTTTGAACATGGCGGGGTTGCCCCCGCCTGTTGGTTAGTATTCCTCGCCTTTGACTTCAAAGATATAACCATCTTCATCATAGGCGATCATCTTGCCATGACTTAGCGGGCATTTAGGAATGGCAAGTTTTAGCCACTTGCTAGATGTGCGTAGCGTATAGCCACAAGATTTGCACACACACTTTAGGTTGCGTGTGGATTGCTTTTTTAATCTTAGGTTGAGGGCTTCGTGTGGATAATCGCCCATCATGGCAAGCCATTGGTTTGCCAATTCCTTTAGTGGCTCGCCCATGACTGTTGAGGTCATTTGACCTGTCAAACCAACAGATTCAGCACATTGTTTAAATGCACTCTTATGCCCATTACCTTCAAGCGGGTCAATAATGCCATGATCAACTGTGGCATGAACCAACTCATGCACCAATGTGCTGACCACTTCCATTGTGTCAGGTAGGCTTGGCACTATAATAATTTCGTGGTTAGCCCGCCCTGAATTGAATGGGCTGATACATTGTCCCGCCACAATGGTTTTTTGGTTCTTTTTTCTAAATGCCCCTTTAGTGCTGAATGAGCATGAGAACCGAATATTGTCAGGAATGGTATAGCCCTTTGATTCAAAGTGAGGGGCTATATGTTGGCGGGTCAAGGTGTTGAGCCATGTTTCCCTGTTATTGGGTTGGTATGTTAAGTGTTGCATGGTGTTCTAATCCTTTCAAGGTTAGGAATCAAATAAAAGTGAATAAACAATTCACACCATAATTAGATCATATTGCTGGTGTTTTTGGTTTCGCATTGTGAAAAAGTGCATAGGGATAAACCCTAATAGCCTGTGTGCCTTATATCTATTGGGTTTGTGTGGTGTCATTCCTTATATCTATTGGCTTATACCCTGATTTCAGCCCGCAAACCCGCATAATTATAGGCTTCCTAGAGATCGCATGGGTCATGGGGCTAGGGTATCAACTCATCACTAAATGGCTCTATGACCCGATTAAGTGGCTTAGCGGGCATTTTCACAATATGGAATGAACAGGCTTCACTTCACCTCATCACCGCCTACCCTCGCACCCGCATAGCCATATTGCACCGCAACACAATGCACCATATTGGTGCATTGTTTAAACTGCCTGTGTGCTATGTTGCACCGCAACACCAATGCACCAATATGGTGCGTCATGTTGCAACGCAACATATTGCCCGCATTGTTTAAACTATGTTGCACCGCAACACCAATGCACCAATGTGGTGCTTCCGCATTGTGGGATAGCATCTCATAATGTGAAACTGATCACCCTCTTTATGTAAGTGGGGGCTTACTAACTTAGCGATCCCCCTTTTTAGAGTCTCATGGCGGACCGTTGCCCTGGGGCCCCATAGACCGCAAGTTTTTATACCCCACCCCCCTTTTTGTGGTAAAAACGCAACATTTTAAAATTTTTTTTTCAAATTTGTAGGGTTTGTTTTCAAATTTGTAGGGAACAAATAAGAATCATTCTCATTTGCTCTATATACATCAATGACTTACAAGGCGATTTGTAGGGTCTGTTGGGTCTGTTGGGTCTAAACCTATTATTTTTTAAAATTTTTTAAAATAAAAAACGAAAGTCTGGGGTAAAGTGGGTTTAGACCCAACAGACCCTACAAACCCTACAAATGAAAAACAAAAATCAATGGCTTAGGGCAGCAATCTGACATTGTTTGCATTAGTTGATATATGACTAAGTATGTATATCAAATCAAAGGCGCATTGGAAAATGTGGCGGGCCAGCTCAAAGGGCTGCAAATTTTGGTATGCGACCTCTATAACTTTGAGATTGTGGATGTGCCAATCGAAATATTGGACCATGAAACAACCAAGTATTTGGAGTTCAGACTTAAAGTCACAACCGAGCCATTAGACATTCAACGATTACCAAATGGCATTCAAAATCAAATACGCACGCCGTTAGGGCGATGGCTGGACCATTGGGTCCTTGAAAACTTTCATGGCAATATTAGCAAACCAAAAAGTACTAACCCTTGATTACTGGAAACGCGCCGAGCATCTTAAAAAAGGCGACGTGGTTTTTGACAAAGACGGCAACCCGGCCCAGGTAACCCTGGTGCAACCGTACACCCCCAAAGAGTGCTATGAGGTTTTATTCAACGACTATTTGACGTTGGCTGGCGACGAGAAGATGGGGTTCATAGCCGAAAACCGCAACGACCGCATCAAAGAATCCAAGTACAAACAAAAGCTAAAGACCAACCGGCCGCTTCGTAACAAGAAGATTAAAGATCTATTGGAAGAGCCGCTGCACAATACCGAACACCATTACTTTGAGTATTCGGTCAGAACTACCCCGCCAATCAGCCTACCCACCCAACTGCTTCCTGTGCCGCCCTTTGTATTTGGCTTTTGGTTTATCAACCGAAAACGTGGCGGGTATATGGTTGCGCCTCTTGGAACAGCGGACATGATCTATGAACAGTTTAGGGACGCAGGGTACGCCATCAAAGAAACCAACGGAACATCATCCAAACGCCGCAGGTTTATAACCACCCCCAGCATTCGTGATCAGCTGGCACCGTTTGTGCCGTACAAGATTCCTGGCAACTACATGATGGCCGCGCCGGACCAGCGGATAGAATTGCTGCGTGGCATACTGCACGCCAAGAAATCGTGTTATAATAAAGCTACAGATAACTTTAGATTTACTGTAAAAGACGCCACGATTGCTAAACAGATCCAGTGGCTTGTAGAATCTTTAGGGCACAAAACTGCGTTGACTTATAACCCGATAATCAAAAGCTACATTGTTACGTTTAAGAGCAAACTTAAGCTAATGACAGACCAAGACTCCAAGCCATTGAAGTGGGCATACGGTCGGCGCTATATTAGGAAGATTACAAAGATTGATCCCGCCCCATGCGTGCACATTGAGACAAACGGAGCCAATGGAACCATGTTGGTTGGTGAAGGATTTATAGCATGCCACTAACAGCAACCCAAGAAGCCAACATTAAGAAATTTGTAGAGGCCCGTAAGCACTGGCCAAAACCACAGATTGAGGCTGCGGTGTGGCAGATCAAATGGGCGCTACAAGCATTACCTCATCAAAAGGAACCAGAAGATGGTGAATACGACACGTTTCTCATGCTTGCCGGACGTGGATCTGGCAAGACGCACACTGCTAGCCATTGGATTGGCATTCGGGCTTGGGTATATGACGGAACCCGCTGGCTCGTCACTGCCCCAACCTCCAATGATATACGTGCAACTTGTTTTGAGGGAGACAGCGGATTACTCAATATCATCCCCTCGAGCCTTATCAGAGATTACAACAAGTCCCTCTTCGAAATTACTCTCACAAACGGATCAATCATTCAAGGGATTCCAGCATCAGAACCTGAGCGATATCGTGGTAAACAATACCACGGAGCCTGGTTTGACGAATTGTGTGCCTTCGAGTATCTTGACGAGGCCTATGACGGCGTCCAATTTACGTTGCGACTTAAGGACCCCAGGATCAAACGGGTCCAGCAAATCATTACCACAACCCCCAAACCAAAAGAACTCATCGTTGACCTCAACGAAGGAAAAGTAGGCGGGGATGTTTATGTAGTAAATGCCAGTTCGTATGACAACAAAGAAAACTTATCTGAAACATTTTTCAAACAGTTAGAAACATACGATGGCACGGACATTGGTAGGCAAGAGATTTATGGTGAGATTCTCGACCCAGAATCCGCTGGTATTATCAAACGCAAACAATTCCGTATGTGGCCAGCTGACAAACCAACACCTGTCCTTGAGTATGTGATTGCAAGCTACGATCCTGCAACTTCAGAAAAAACTATGAACGACCCAACGGCTTGCACGGTATGGGGAGTATTTGAACAACAAGACGCCGGCACTGCAGTAATTTTGCTTGACGCATGGGACGAGCACCTGTCATACCCAGAGCTGCGCCGTAAAGTCATCGACGACTTTAAGGAAGTGGTCTACGGCGCAGACAACGACTTTGGTAAAGGCAAGAAGGCTGACCTTATCCTCATGGAAGATAAGTCTGCAGGTATCTCCCTGATCCAAGAGCTGCAGGGCGCTGGCGTACCAGTGCGTGGATATAACCCTGGTCGTGCCGATAAGGTACAACGTTTAAACATTGTGGCACCGCTAGTGGCTAAAGGCAAAGTGTTTATACCAGAGGAACCAACCCAACGTGGCGACTTTGCTCAGTGGGCCAAACGTTTCTTGCGCCAAGTTTGTTCGTTCCCAGAAGCCGGCGGCCATGATGACTACGTGGACTCACTATCCCAAGCCCTGCGCGTTTTGCGCGATTCTGGCTGGATCCAGCTTGATTACCTACCTGCACGTGATTATTCCTACGCGGATGACAGCCGCAAACGTTTTGAGAACCCCTACACTATGTAGGGCGCTTTTACCCCTAATTGTGCATTAGTGTAATTAGGAACATAAATCCAAAACAAAGACAATGGCACAACAACCCCAAATCCCAATCCAATCCGGCGGAAACCTTCCAGCCCTAGATGATCGCCAAGACGATCTAGGTTTGGCAGAAGACCAAGATGCCGAGATGGAGCATTATGAAGACGTGCTTGGCTTGGATCCTGATGAGGTAGAAGAAGAAGTAATTGAGCTAGATGACGGCTCAGTTGTTGTTAACTACCATGAGAAATCTAGCCCTCTCAAAAACCCAGAGTTCTATGAGAACTTGGCTGAAGTATTTGATGAAGGCACACTACAGCATTTAGCGATCGAGTATCTTGATTATATCGATATCGATAAAGAATCACGTAAACAGCGCGATAAACAATACGAAGACGGCCTACGCCGTACCGGTTTAGGTAAGGACGCACCTGGAGGAGCCACGTTCGACGGAGCTTCCAAAGTCGTCCACCCAGTTATGGCAGAGTCATGCGTTGACTTTGCTGCTGCGTCTGCACGCGAGTTGTTACCACCTGAAGGAATTGTTAAATCTAACATTAAAGGTGAAGCAGACAAATACAAAGAAGAAACAGCTGATCGGAAGACCAACTTCCTTAACTGGCAGCTTACAGAGCAGATTCCAGAATACCGCGACGAGATGGAGCAGTTGCTCACTCAGTTGCCATTAGGTGGATCACAATTTCTTAAGTGGCGTTTTGATGTAGAACAAAAACGACCAATGTGCGAATGGGTGCCGATTGATAACATCTTCCTACCATTCTCATCTACCAACTTTTACACCGCTCAGCGTGTAACAGAACAACAAGATATTACTGAAGACATTTTCCTCAAGCGTATTGAAGATGGTCTTTATCGCGATATTGATAATATTTATCAATCTACCTCAGACGCACCACTAAACGATCAGACCCAAGCTGAAAAAGCAAACAACAAGATTGAAGGCAAAGATATCCCATCGGTTAACATCGATGGTTTACGCCGCATCTATGAAATCACTTGTTTTATTCGTTTAGATGAAGATCCATTAACTGATGGACGCCGCGCCCCGTACATTTTAACAATTGATGAGACAAGCGGTAAAGTATTGTCTCTGTATCGTAACTGGGACGCTAACGATGAGAAACTCGAAAAGCTGGATTGGTATGTTGAGTTCAAATTCATTCCTTGGCGCGGTGCTTATGCTATTGGTCTCCCCCATCTTATTGGTGGTTTGTCTGCTGCCCTTACTGGCACTTTACGTGCTCTTATGGACGCTGCACATATTAACAACAGTCAGACAATGCTTAAGCTCAAAGGTGGACGCATTGGTGGCCAGTCTGACAGAATTGAACCCACTCAAGTAATTGAGATTGAAGGAGCGCCCGGTGTTGATGACGTTCGCAAGATTGCGATGCCAATGCCATTTAACCCACCGTCATCCACACTGTTTAACATGTTGGGTTGGCTTACACAAGCCGCTAAAGGTGTAGTAACAACTGCAGAAGAAAAGATTGCTGACGTTAACGCCAACACACCAGTTGGAACAACGCAAGCCTTAATTGAGCAAGGTGCTAAAGTATTCTCCAGCATCCACGCTCGTTTACATCGTAGCCAAGCTAAATCTCTTAAAATCATTTCTCGTATCAATCACTGGTACCTGGAAGAAATGGACAATCAGTCCGGCGAAGAGATTAAAGTTCGTGACTTTGCGTACAACAATGACGTACGCCCAGTATCTGATCCAAACATTTTTTCTGAAACACAGCGCTTAGCACAGACACAAGCTCTGTTGCAAATGGGAACATCAGCACCCCCTGGAATGTTTGACATGCGTGCTATTTACCGCCGTATGTTAGAACAACTTAAAGTTCCAATGATTGAAGAAATTCTGCCAAACCCACAGGGCGCGAACGAATCTAATCCAGCGCTTGAAAACGTATCCATGACTATGGGCCGTCCAGCTGCTGCGTACCCCGACCAAGATCACATTGCACACATTAAAATACATTTAGAATATGCGAACAATCCTGCCTATGGTGGCAATCCCGTTATTGGGCCTGTTTTTGCTCCTCATGCTCTTGAGCATATCAAACAACATTTAACATTGCACTACTTGCAATCGATGCGCGCTTACGTGGCACAAGCTGCTGGCGGCAAAGACATGCTTGATTTACATCAAGAAAAACCATTAGATCTTGAAGCACAGCAAGCGCTTGCTTTAGCATCTAACATGGTAGACCAAGACGCAAAAATGAATCTGCAACAATATGTACAACAGATAAGTATGTTGGCACAAAAAGTTGCGCAAGCTCAACAAGCTCAACAAGAAAACGCAGCTATTGCTGATCCAACTGCACAAGTATTGCTTAAGACACAAATGGCTGAGACTCAGCGCAAAATGCAAGAAGCTCAAATGCAGTTGCAGTTTGATAACCAGAAACAAGCGCAAGAATACCAGCTTAAGATTGCTCAGTTGCAACAAAAAGTCCAAGAGTTACAAGCTAAATACCAGACGCAAACCAATATCGATAATCAACGTAATGCCACCGATATTGCTATGGCAAATATTAACAACGCAGCAAGAGAACGTGTTGCAATGATTTCTGCAAAAGCTGGTATGGATCAAACTCAAAAACAACTTGAAGCTGATCAAAACATGTCGGCGATTGAGGCAATTAACGCTTCTAATCAAGACATCCGCCAACACGGTTTAGCTATTCAGCAACAAGCGTTTGAGCAACAAGCCCAGCAAGTACAAAATCAAATTGAATTGCAACAGGCTCAACAGCAGCATGCGCAGGAAATGGCACAATCTGCGCAACAGCATCAGCAGGGTTTACAACAAGCCCAGCAGCAACATGAGCAGCAACTAGCTCAGCAACAACAAGCAGCAGCACAACAACCACCTACTGAGGAACAATAATGGCAAAAGATGAATTAGGTTTTCGTCAAACCTACAAGCAAATGGGCGTACAAAGCTCTGGCGGCGGCCCCGGCGAAAAAACCATCGATAAAGGCGCTTCTGGCTCCCATCGTGATAACAACTGGAAGATTGGCGCTAGCCAAGCTAAGTTGACCAAGTCACAAAAAGTTGGACCAGATAAAAACCTGAATGAAATCGGTGGCGGTAATTTCTA